TCCCAGGAGTCTTGATAGTCCCCGCAGGAGCGCCGGATTGATACAGCGCAATTTGCGTTACAGTGCCACCGCTTATGCCCTGTGACACCAGTTGAGCTGTGACCAAAATGCCATTGACGATTGCCGTAGCGGGAAGCGCCGTAAAACCAGAAAATAGAAGGTCGCTAAGTGCAGTGGTAGCCGGTTCGAAATGAGTTCTTACCTGAGTGCCAACATGCTCCCAATCGCCGGAAATCGTTAGATTGGTAGATGAACTTGTTTGGATTCCAATACCGACGCTGGCAAATGGCGTGAAGCTATAGGCGTATCCAACCTTCCCGGCCGGCGGGGATGGTTGTGTGGCGATGTTGAGCGCCGTGGAAGAAATAGTGAAGGTGGCAGATGCATGATTGGACACGCCAAGGCTATCGGTGACTTGAAAGGTCACTGGATATATACCGGAAACTGAAGGCGTTCCTGTTACGTGGCCGAGCGCATCCATGAGCATCCCCGGAGGCAGGCTTCCCGCAACCACGATAAACGCATAGGGCGCTGTGCCTCCTGCGGGAGTTACGGCTCCCGAATAGGCAGTGCCGATGGTCCCTGTATTCGGGGCAGGAGGCGCGATGGCTAATGTCGGGTTGCCGATGAATACCGAGAATACTCGGGTGAGAGTCGTAGCTGCCGAGTCGGTTACCCTTATCGCGAAAGTGAAGTTCCCAGACGCGGTAGGCGTACCCGAAAGGATGCCTGTAACCGGATCGATAGTGAGGCCGGGAGGAATGGCGCCCGAAGCAACCACATAACCGTACGCGGGAGCTCCGCCCCAGGCCTGCATCGCTGAGCTAGAATAGGCGATGCCCTTTTCCCCGAAGGCTATGGGGCCGGAAACCGACTGCCAGTCGAGCGTAGGTGCGGAAATTGCGAATGGCAGCGACTGCGAAACCGTGTCGCCTGCAAGATCGGTAGCCGTGAACGTGACTGTATAGTTTCCGGCAGTGATCGGAATTCCGACAAGCGATGTGCCGTTGAACGTTAGGCCCGGAGGCGGAGTTGGACTAACGAGCGCCCGCGACGGACCCGTCACCGGGAAATCCAACCCCCAGAGCGATGCCCTATATCCATCGCTGATGAAGGTTCCGTCGAACTTGCGCATGTTCTGGCGTGTCGTCGCATTGCCGAAGAAGACGAAGTTGTTGGACGTGATGAAATCGAATGGCTGGGCACTCGTGGAAGTATTGTCAGTGTAGATTTTGACGAATGACTGGTCTACACCAACCTCATACTTCCAGACCTGATTGAGCGCGCCGGGAGTCGTTGACTCAACCGATACCATGACGAAGAATGACCCAGAAAACCGCCTCCAGGTATAGAGCCTGCGGACGATTCCGGGAATGATGCTCAAGGCGCTCTCAACCGCCAGTGCGAATCCAGGGCGTTTCTCCATCTCGCCCACAATCGTAGCCATGGTATTCGCAGAGCCAAATACCCAGTGCGGAGACTCATCGACCGGAGACGTATTAGTGCGATAGCCGAGAGTCGGCTTGTCGATGCCCAAATACGTCAGTTGGTTGAGAGGGGCGTCCGCCATGGCTAATACCAGCCGTGCGATTCTAGTTCATCCCCCACCTGTGGAGCTGAATTGAACGTGATGGTATTGTTCAGCGTGGTGTAGCCATAGGGCGTGGTCAGGAACGGGCTGACAATCACTGTATTCTGCACCACCACCCAGAGCGCGGGAGTGTTGCCGAAAGGGAGCGAAAACGTCTTATTCGTTCCGTCGATTGCGCCGACGAGCTGCACATAGAATGCCGTGCCACCAGCCCCATTTGGCCCCGGAGGACCGGTCGGCCCCTGGATCACGCCAGCCTGCCAGGGAGGGGTTGTAACGTTGGCCAGGTTAGCCAGATTGAACGTGCCCGGCGGCAGTTCCACGTTCTTGATGAATGTGGTTACGCCGCCGCTTACCAGTTGGAACTGGTAGTAACTGAGCATGTTCCCGTCGCAGCAAATCTGCGTAATGTTGTCATAGAGCGTGCAGATGACCACGCCGTTGAATGGGTAGAACTTCTGCGTGATCGGGGCCGGGGTAGAAGTATTGACTACCGATGGCTCAGACCCGCAGTTGAGCAGCGTGATGAGGATGTATGCGCCGGGTGTTAACCCGCCCGAAAGGGAACTGACGTTCACCGTTACTGAAACCGACATCCCCACACCTCTCCATCGATCTTTACTTGCCTTCGGGCCGCTTGTCTAAGCCTTTGTCTGCGAGAACTTCAGCCACGTCGTTTACGTGCAGGCAGTCGCACATGCATGCGTAGTCATTCGGGGGCTGAATCGCGGCGATATTGCCATTGCAGTAGTCGTTCCCCGGTGTCCCCGGTGTCGCGCTATGGAGAACACCAAAAGACACAACTTTCCCGCCTTCCAACTTGACAATTTTGTCGCCATTCTTTGCTTCACGTCCGTTGCGATAATGCATTTTCAAATCCTCCTAGATCATCTTACGGAATCCAGATACCTTGTCCACAAGTTTCTGCGCCCAACGAGTCTTCGGGAACAAACGTATCCACGGAACCTTCGCGCTCTTCCTCTGCCGCTGATTCAATCTCACCCATCCACACAGCCAACTGACCCGAATAGACCATGCGATCGTCTTGGAACGATGCTGCCCCGGCGCGCGGATCGTTGTTGGCCTTGTAGAGATAGTAAAGGATGCCCGACTCCGCAAGGTTCGTATAGTTCTCGGGCAGCCAGAGCAGCTTGCCGAGATCGGCCAGCTTAGGCGCGAATGGCTGATATTGCCCGAACAGTTCAAAGGGCTGGTCGGCTGGAACGTAGGTCGCCCTGCTGAGCCGCCATGTCCCAGAGTTCCCAATCTGCGTGATTTGCCGAATCCGCTGGGCCGTGTTGGGGTAAAGGTTGTTGTCCAGCGTCTTTACCACGTCTAGCGGGTAGAAAAAGAAGGCAGGGGAGTCAACTGTCACATCCTGCCCCTGGACATATTGCTGCGAGAGGATTGCTGCTTGCAGCGCCCAGTAAGCCGGGTCGTCAAAGGGCGGGACAGTGTTCGACGAGCCTGCGATGGGCTGCGGATAGCGCAGCCATGCCTTGACGAGCCGATAGCAGTCCGCGGGCATAGGGTAGTTCTGCTGTCCGTTGACGCATTCGATCTTCGGCGTGGTGGTCAGCGTGAACTGCCATGAGTGCGCCGTCCAGATGCGACTCGATACCAATTGGCAGATGATTAGCGTGTCTTTGGGAGACACCTGGACCGAGGATGCGCCCTGTCGGCGCGTGAAGTCGAAGATGTCTTGCCACTTCATCGACGACGGCGCAAAGATGCCGACAGGGGCGCTCGGATTGGTGGAGAGAGTGGGCATCTATTCCTTCGGCGAAATGGACGGCAATGGTTCCTTTGGCGCTTCAGATGGGAGCGGCGCCGGGGCGAGATGCGGAGGAAAGTGAATGCCGTGAATATCGCGCAGCCAGCGAAGAACCGCATCGAATCTATCTTCAAGAGTGAGGGGCTTCTCGGCACCGGGAGGAAGCGCTCCATTCATTGAATAGGCGTAGTTCTCCGCGTCCTGCTTCTGAGCGAATTCATATCCGTTGATGTAGTATTTCCCGTCAAGGACATAAATGGTTTGGTGGTTGCGGCCATAGGTTTCAGTGGCCTTCTCCACATAGAAACCATCGACGGGTTGTGCTCCCTGCGGAACAGATGGATCGCTCATTTGAAACTCCTTATCCAAAGATGATGGTTGCGCCAGCCGGAACACGCGGCACCGGCGGGGGGGTGATGTTGCGGGAAGCGGCAACGCGGTTGCGGATGATCGCGTGCGCGCTCGGCCCCCACTTATCGACATTGAGGCCGCTCTTGTTGGCTTCCACGTCGGTAGCCTCGAAATCGTAGCTCTTGTGGCAGTGCGAGCAAAACACATGCGCCCAGCCGTTCGAGAGCACCTGGCCGCGAAAATTCGTCTGGCCATTGGGCATCGCGTGTGAGCAAGATTCCTGCCGCTCGGCAATCTCGGCCTCCTGCGCCTTGGCCGCTTCGACCCGGCGCAGAGTCTGCTCCATGAGTTGCTGCTTCTCGCGGTCGGCCTTCTCCTGATCTTCCGCAGATGGAGCCTTGAGTTCCCGGATGGCGGCGAGGGTCGTTTCGCGGTTCTCGGCGCTCATCTGCTGCATGGCGGCGATAAAAGCAGCCACGAGGTCATTGGATCCGGTCGAGGGGGTAACTGCCTGCGTCACAGCCGCTTCAAGAATTGGCTCATTGAGTCCTTCGGTTTGCACTGATGCCTCCTGCGGCTTGCGCGATTTTCCTTTGGGCCATGCCATGAGAACTCCATTCAACGAAATCGTATCACGACAGGACTTCATACCACCGCTGCGAGTCGCGTCCCTTGGAAATGGCGAACTCGCGCTCGGCGCCTTCGATGGTGATAAGCCGCTCTTTGATGAGCCGCTGGAGCACCATCCGCCACCCGCGAATCTGCCCAACCATGCGCTTGACGCCGAACCTGTCATCGGCTACCTTGCGCACCGTGAATTCGGGGCTTAGCCCGGTCCATTCCATCCCGACGATGTGACGAAGGCCAGAATAGATCAAGTCGTCCAGATTCGTCACTCCGTCGTAGTGGTAAACCGCGCCGATGGTGGGATATTTAATCGACTGGAAGAACCGTAGATTCGGATTCAGTCGGGTGAGCCGGTCGATGATCTGCTGGCGGGTGAGCGGTCGGCCCAACTGCTCTTGCGCCGACGTCGTATCAACGCCGCCGTCCTTGCCCTCAACCGCGGCGAGGCGCTTGGATTCGGCATCCTGCAAGGCGTCGGCTTGGCGCTCAATCTCGCTATCGTGGATGGCGCGTTCGATCTGCCGGTCCAGTTTCGCGCTGTCGATTACCTGCGGTGAACTCATGCAACTATCCTAATGCAAGAACGGCCTCCCGAAAGAGGCCGCTTTGCTTGCTACGGGAGAAAATTATAAACCAATCTGCCCGCGATTGATGGTGTTGGCGTAGAGCGTGAACGGAATCGTCGGGGTTGCAGTGCCCCCAACGGTATAAGCCAGCCGCACAAACTTGACGCTGACGGGCGTATTGGTTGCGGTCGCGCCTCCGGTCGCAGCCGTTACGCCAGCCGAGGCCGCATCCGAAATCGAGACCATCTTGAAGATAATCCAAGGATCGGTTGCAGCGGTGCCGGTCGCCGTAACCTGCGTGAACCGCAAAGGCAGGTTGACCCAGGTGGTGCCGCCGTCGGGCGAGTCCTGAAGAACCGCGTCAAAGGTCGGGTTAGTGCCGCTCACGGTGCCAATGGCCAGCAAGAGGCGATAGGCGTCCGCATAGGGCAGCACGAAAGATGCGGTGTTTCCGGTCGCCAGGGCGGTGCCGCTGGTGAGCTTCGTGTAGCCGGGTTGAATCATTCCTGCGCTTGGCATGAATTACTCCTAGACCGCTTCGGTCTGTAGAACGTCCTGAATCGCGACGTTGTTCGCGTTGCTGGTATTGAAAATACCTGAAATCGCGAAGAAGAGGGCGAGTTCCGCTGTGGGTGCCGGGATAGCCACCACCGTGGTATTGGACTGGGTTGAAACCGCCTGCGTGGTCAGGTAGCCGGTCAGCGGGGTGATCGCAGCCGATGCCGTCAAGGTCGTCGCCGCCGAGCCCGCCACGAGGGTCGTCTCCGAACCGGAGATGGTTCCCGAGATAACGCCGGTATTGGGGTCCCAGTAGAGATTAGCCGCAATCTGCCAGATCCCCGTACCTGCGGCGGATGCCGTGGCAGCACTGAGCGCGCCGACGTTGTTGGTCGAAGTGGCGGCGAGAAAGTTCGGCCCCGTCCCAACCGCGCCGATAACCAGCGTCGGAATGAAGGTGCCGGACACGCCGTAGGTCACGCGGCCAGCCGCCCGAACGATCAATTCCACCAGGTCGATCTGATTCGACACGCCAGAGCCGGTCTGGTTATAGCCGCGATAAGTGGCGTAGGCCACCTTCAGGACTTGGGTTGACGCGACGGTAGCGATGGGCGACGGAGCCTGAAGGAAAAGCGTTCCCGAGGTCGGGTTGACGAGATTCCCTGCGGCTTTTGCGATATAAGGACTGTTGCCGTTTGCCATAGGGTCTCCTTTAGACCAAGCTCGCATCGCAAGTGATGATGCGCATACGCTGAGGATCGGTGATCTTGGACGCCATCACGAAGCGGTAGCTTGCAATGGTGCCGATTTCGCCGGTTGGATTGCTGGGGCCGATTCCGGGCTTGACCACCGAAACCTTAAACCGCTGATTCTTGGGGTCGGTGACGGTCGAGGGGCCAGAGCCTGCCAGCGGAATCACGCAGAAGCTCTGATAGCCGAAGACATACGCCGAGAAAAGCTGGTTCGGGGCGGTGCCTGTGATGTTGACGTTGGTGGAAGACATGATGCGGCAACCGGCCACCTTGCCGATCTCGCCATTCAGCAACTTCATGCCGTTCTGGTACTTCATGCAGTCGATGAATCCGCCCGCCGTGTTGTCCGACATAATGTCGTATTCGACGTATGGATGAATGACCGCCATCCAGTCGCCCGAACCGTAGGGCCGCACATTTGAGCCTTTCATCAGGCTCGTGTTCGCCTTGAAGTCGGCAACCGAGAGGTTCGCGCCGATGGTCGGCACGGTGTAGGCGGTATTGGAATCAATCTCCGCGCGGGTGATCGAATCGGTCGAGAGCGCAGCGCGGAAGGACAAATCCTCAACCATCTGCGCAGCCGCACCGATGGAGTTGATGTCCGTCTCGTCGTAGAGGGTGGAGGAGTCCATGTAATCCGAATATTGCTCGACAATCGAGGTAATCGGATAGCTGGACTGTGGCACTGGGTTGGGGTTCACGCCTTCTGCCGCCGGTACTGTGTTCTGGCCGGGGAGATTGAAGCGGAACATCTGAATCGTGCGCCCCACATTGCGGGGCAGGGGAACCTTGAAGCCGAGTTGCCAGAAGTAAAGCTCCGGCATGAGGCGGTCAAGTCCCTTTTTCACGAAGTAGATCGCGGATGCCTGATGCAACAGGCCCGGATTGTTCGTAGTTGTTCCAACGGGAACTGCGGGCATAGCATATCTCCGAGGTGAGGAATGATGGTCAGCGTTTTACCGCAAATCCACTTCCGGGGGTCACTCGGAGTGCTTAGCTCGGTGGCGGGGTCGCCTTCACTTCGCTGTGCTAAAGATAAACACAATTCCCGCAATTCTGCAAACTTTATTTACTGCGTGCTCCCCCCTGTCAGCAATTCCTGCAACTGATCGGCGCTCATTGCCCAGAGATCAGTCTCAGTTGGCGCACCTTTCCCTGTGTTGGCGGGGGCAGTCCCGGCGGGAGGCGGGGGCATCGCATTCCTGGGCGCGGCCGGGCGAGCCGGGGAAGCAAGAGCAACACTCATCTCGCCCTTGGCCTTGAGCGTGTAGTAGGCCATTTCCGCCGTCTTTGCATTGAAGGGAAGCTGATTCGATTGCAGGAACTGGTCAATTTTGTCGGCATCGGCCTGTGATTTCGAGAACTCGGGCACGGCGCGGAAGAAGTTAGCTGCCTCGAAGTTGGCTTGCTGCGCTGCCATGAACTCCTGCTGAGCCTGCGCCGTTTCCTGTTGTTTGGCAAATGCGGCCACCAATTCTGCGCCATTCTTGACGCCAAACGCCGGGGCCATCAAGTCGGCAATGGCGAGGGCTGTTGGATCAACGGTGGGAGCGGCAACCGGGGCCACTGGCGCAACGGGTTCAGGAGTTCGGGAAAGCTCGGTGATGCGCCGGGAAGCGGCAACCTGGGCCTTGGCAAGCTGCGCGTATAGCTCGGTATCGTCCTTGCCGCGATAGACCTGCCCGGTAGCGAGGCGCATCTCGCGCTGCCCATTTTCGAGCGTGGCGAAGGTAAAGTCGGGGTCCGGTGCCGGAGAGTCCATAGTCGCTGGGTCGGCAGCGGGAGGGTCAGCAACGGGCTCAGGTTCGGCGGGTGCGCCAGCTTCCAAGAGTGCTGCGTCAAAATCTGCGTCTCCGCTACCAGCCGGAACGGTCGGTTCTGCTTGGATCGGGTCGGGCATCTTCATTCTCCAGTTCTGCTGATTTTAGCGCAAAGGCCGAATCCATCACGGTCTGCTCAAGGGTTTTGATTACCAATCGCCGCTGCTGCCAGGCAATGATCGCCGAGCGACAAGCCTCGAAGTCAGTAGCGGGGGCGTTCAATGCCGCCAATTCCAGCCGTTCGCACTCCGCTGCCTGAAATTGCAGGAAATCGCGGAAGGCTAATGAATTGGCGAGGTCGGCGTAGCTGATGGCCAGTTGCATTTCGTCCGGCTGCATTTTATCCCAACTTCGCACGGACGAAACAATCCTTGGCCTCCAGCAGTTTGCGAAGTCCAGCAGACTTCTCCGCTCCGTCTGGAAGGGTGGTGTCGAATGCGACGGCCATCTCTCCGATAGGTTTTGATACTTCCTGCAAATGTGAGGGCAAGTGGTCGAAAGCGAAATACTTGAGAATTGGCGATGCCATTTTTGTTTCCTCCTTATTGGCCTTCTAAAATCTGCGATGCCTTGATCTCCGCATCCCGCGCAATGCCCAGCACTTCATTCAGCGCCCCGATCTGCGCCAGAGCGTTCAAGGTCGCCACGATGATCTGCGTTTCATCCCGCTCATGGGCATCTTGCGACATGGCGCCAAGGCGCTGCTGCTGAAGCGCCATCTTCTCTTGGCCGGCCTGTTGCGAGCGCTGCTGCTGGGCCTGCATCTCCTGCGGGGTCATGGGCCGGAAAAGGTTGAACGCCTTCACGTTGTAAACATCCAGATAGAACTCGGTGAATTGCTCAATATCGAGCGTCTTCTGCTGCTGCTCGCCCATCGCGGTGATGATTTCAGGGTTGAGCACGTACTGCGTCAAAGTCTGAAGGCCACCGCCCTGCATCGCCGCCCGCATTTTCATGTTGTTCGCGGTCTTGAGCTTGAACTTGGGGTCTGCATTGAGAATGTCCACTGGGTCAACCTGGAAGTTCTGCCCATCGGGTCCGAGGATCGTCAGAATCTGCTGGGGGTCCATGAACATACAGATCAACTGCCAGAGTTGGGTGAGCATTGGGCTTAAGGTCTGATCCTCGATATTCGCCACGAGGCCATGAACGCGCGTATTGCTCGCATTAGTCTGCGCCTGAACGCCAGTCGCTGTTCGGTTGGCAGAATTACCGCCAGATGAAGGCGAACCAAGAACGGCGAGGTCCGTGATCCCGGTAACTTTCTGGTCGTTGTTTTCGACAATCTGCACCTCCGTAAACGCCTGCTGGGTGACGTTGCCCATTTCGAGCCGCACCACATCCTTGCTGGGGTCTTCCGCTTCCCAGTTCGCACCTGGCCGCAATTTCATCTTGCTCTGCGTCCGCGCCATGCCCAGTTTGGTGATGAATGGAGGGTGCAGGATAAGGTTCAACTCGTCCAGGCGGCCGTCAATGAGCGTTTTCTTGAGCTTCTGCCCAGATTCCAGCAATTCGGGGATCGAGTATCCGTAGAAGCTGCCCAGGGCGTTGACATAGCACCAGTTGAGAAATGGCATCGCCTGATACTGATTCGGCATGTTTCTCGCCACATGCTCGCGGCCAATCAGCCAGACATGATGATCGCGCTGCCAATATCGCAGCACTTCTACCCGCGCCAGTCTCGGATCAACCGACTGATCCTGTCCGGGCTGATAATTGACCCCTCGATAGCTCTGAATTGCCTGCCGGGTGGTGTCGCCGTCCGTGAAAGTCTTTTGCTGCGAGAGACGATATAGCGTCACATCGTGGGGGATATCGAAGCCATCCTGCCCGCGATAACTGGCCAGCTCCGCAATCGTCATCATCTTGCGGCGAATCGTAAAACCTGCCTGCTGGGGATTAGTTGACCGGCAATTCGGGTCGATGTAGAAGTCCATCAAATCAACCGGATCGAGAAAGAACTGGCTTACCGTCTCCGGCTTATAAAACTGCTTCGCATAGCTTACCGTGCGCCCGGTGTGCATGGGAATCTGGACCCCCGGCAGCATGGGATGCTCGCCCATTGCCACTTCCGGCTCAACCATGCGCTGCCAGTTGATCGCCATCTCTGTGCGCGGCCCGTCCCATCCCCATTCCCAGATGCCATTGCCGAGAACGACGCCATCCTCCGTCATTCGGTCCACACAGGAGCGGAAGCTCTGGAACTTTACCATTCCTCCCAAAGACTTCAACTGATCCTGCATGAGAGCGCGGACCTGGTGCAACTGGGTGATGGTCGTACCGCTTGACGCCGCTTCCACGTCGAAATCAAGGTCAGCCCCGCAGATCGCGTCAATCAACTGCGGTCGTAGGGCGTTGACCTGCGTAAATGCGTGCCAGATTTGCATGTTGGCGCGCGGAGTCCGTGAACCGTCCCAGTATTTCTCGCCGTTCCGCACTGCCGCATAGATACTTGCTGCATTCTGCCATTTGGTCTCGTAGTTGGTCGCTCGGTCGCTCGCCGCGCGATTGAAGTCGCCCAGTACGATGCGCTTGGCTTCCTCCGCCGACCACTCGCCGCCGCCAATCGGGATGCCTTCGCTGGTTCGCTGCTCATACCCGCCAAGAGGGGGAGCAGAATTGGCGTCCGATGCCGGACTTGGGACCATCGGAGGCGGGGCATTCGCGTCTACAGTGACCATTGGCTCACTTTACCACCATTCAGGTTCAAGGCAGATATCAACGCACGGAAGACACATATAGGAGGTACCGAAGTGGCCTTCACATTTTCCTGATTCTCGAAAAGCTCTCGTGCCTGCTGGAATTGGGTGTTGCATGTCGCCCTTCCAGCCGAAACAGGTATGCTCCTTGCGGGTCGTGACGAGCTTCGTTTTTCGCGCTTCGACCTCTGCGGGGAAGTCGTCGGCCGCACCGGGATCGAAAGCCAAATATTCATCATCTGTATGGGCAGGAGCGGGACCTTTCCTATGCGCCATCACCATTCGATAAACCTCTTCAATCCAAACGGTATCACGCCGGGAACCCTGTGTCATGGTCCACCTTTGGGTAAAACTGGTCCTCGTCCTGATAATGCTCGGCCAAAAGCAGCGAAATCGGGTCTCGAAGCGCGCTCGGGACGTTATATTCCTCGGTTCGGCTCGACAGCACCCCGGAATTCACGCCTTTGCCCTCCAGCATCAAATCTGTCAGCGTATCCAGGAAGTCGTCGTGCCGGTATTTCGGGAAGCCCTTGATTTCGGTCTCGATCGCGGTACG